TCGTCTTCTAAATGAATGGTCGCATCATTTTCTTCCAATGACATTAGGATTGCTTGTTTAGTATTAGCATTACATCCTATCGATGGCGTATTGGTAATGAATTTAGTAGTAATCCAATCAATATTTTTTATCATACTTGGTATAGTATTATCAAAATAATCTATAGATACATATAGCTTTGTTTTAGAAGTATCTATTTTGCAGAAGTCTAGACTTGATTGAATACTATCTAATACAGTTTCTAGATAATCTGCTCTTTTATAGCATGTAAGAGATAATCCTACTTTTTTATTGTTTTTGTAAAACATCACTTAATGATTTCTTGGGCATATTTTTAAAGTATTCTTCACCATAATTAACAAATATTTCTTCGCCAGCTTTAATTGGTTTTTTAGCAACTATATCTACATACAACTTTGGAAAATTAAAGGCCATATCAACATTGTTTTCGTCTTGATGATTGTATATCATCCCGTATCCGGCAACCATAAAAAATAAAAATCCATGATTTTTACATTCATTACAGTCACAGAGCGGTTTAGGGTAGCAGTATTTCCATACTGCTGGTTCTAGTTGATACCTTGACCTATTCATTAGTGGTATTAGTGGACATCTCTCTATTACTTCATGCTGAGATATGTCTTGTGTTGCAACTACTCCTCGTCCGTCTATTGGAGACATAAAACATTTAATTTTTGTAGACTGAAAATAGTCAGCGGAAATATCATTTGAAACAGCATCTTTATCCATTGTTTATGCCTCTTTTATATTAAAGAAATACCATCTATTATAATTTTTAATTTCATTATCGGAATTGATATGATCTAAATAGTACTTTATATCTTTCCAATTTGAAAAAATCATTTCGTGAGGAATAGTTCCGAATAACCAATCCGGAGCAAATCTTTTACCTTGTACCATATGTATTATAATAGGTTTCTTTTGTCTATTCGCCCAAAAAATTTCTTCATAAGTTCCACATGGATGTACTTCTAAATCTAGATTAACTATTAAAAAATCACTTATATCTACTAATCTAAGATCAACAGATCTAATTGTTTTCATTAAATAAGAAAGCTCATCATATTTTTGATCGCTTTTAAGTTTAATTTTATGTTCATGAGTTTTTTGGTCTTCTTGTCCAAGAACTGTTGGTTTTTTTATGGGATTAAAAACCACAATTCCTAAATTTTCTAAAAATGGAGTTATATTATCTCTCCATCCATTACCTCTGTCCGCAACCCTGTCCATTGCTCCAGCCAAATAAACTCTCTGATTTTTTAATCTACTTTTCATTGATAAACTATTCCTCTATAAATACCATATCCTATACTAAATAGTAATACATAATAATATAGATAATTAATTTCACCTGACATAAATATACACAGGGATATCAGCCCAAATGTCCTGTATTAAATTCTCAATAAAATTCCAATTTCCTCCTGCTAATCCAGAACCAAACTTTGGAGCATGGATCTCATATTTTATATCTTCTATGTCATTTTTTGATAGAGATATAATCTTATTTCTAATGTCGCTCATACAAAATACTAGCGCTCCATAATTAAGAGGCCTGTTATTTTTTGGTCCTATTGTTCCATTTTGTGCAATCATGTTACAAACAATAATTTTTGTTTTTGTCAAATTATTATTCAGTACGCCGTTGTATTGGGTGTGTCCCAAAAACGATTTATTTCCAAGAAGATGAAAATTCTCTTTGACTATAGGGAATTTGTCTCCGATATATTTGGCAAAACCGGCACCGAATAAGTTTATATTATTACAAACATGCGGAATTAAAACCGTGGTCGGACTATTTGTCAGATTAATTCTGCTGATAGAAGATTCTACAAGATCATTTTTTGAATATATAATATTACTACTATATGTTTTCTTTTTTGTATAATTAATCATTACCATTTCTCCAAAGGACATTTTTGATCAGCCCAGGCCAATTTATTTAGAAACACTTTTTTCCTTGATAAATTACATCCGCAAACCAAGCACTGATTATTTTCAAATTTATCGCATTTTATACATATGTCGTATCTTTTATTTATCAGATTCTGAGAACTTTTTGGTAGTCCGGCCTGAATATGGAAATATAAAGATTTGAGAAAAGTTTTTATTCTAAGAAATAGAGTTTTCATAAATTGGTAAGAAATTATTATCGTTATTTATATAGTATAAAGAAACTGTTTTAACAACAGTATTTGCTTTCAACCATCTTACAAAACCATTCCTCATAGATATGCATAATCTAGATCCGTCTTTTTTTATATCCGTAGTTATTAAGAATAACTCATCATTATAGAAAAAAGTTCTTCCATTAGGTATTTCTTCAATATAGAAATCCCGATCCTGAGTCAGATTCCCATTCGTCCCATAATTCTTGTGCTCTAAGTTCATTTTTCTTAAGTTTATATTGTTTCTTTTGTTTGTTTTGGGCGTACTGTTCTTCTGATACGTCCGTTTTTTTATTTTTAGTGTTGTTTTCTACAACTTTTCGTTTTGGTTTTTTATCTGGTTCTTCAAAGTGATTCATGCGATTATCCTATGCTTACGCTATATTATAGTGATCAATCCGAAAGAGTCAAGGAGATGAATTGAAAAATTTTTGGTTGACAACATCACGAAATACTCTTATAACTTATTCAGAGTTGGCTTATTACTGGTTGTATTAGTGGTACTTTACCGTTTAGTTTCTTGTTATGCTTATAGAAAATTTCTAAGAATTCTTTTCTGTTTTTCGGCTTACTGATACCATTAGTTTTACAAAAATCTAAATATAAAGAAGCACAACCAACAGCAAATGGATTAGACATACTAGTTCCACTCATTATTGAGTAATTATTTTTTGGAACACAGCTTAATATATTTTCTCCTGGAGACAAGAAGTCTAATTCTTCACCAAAACATGTAAATTCAGAAATTTTTAAATCTTCATTTATAGAACCTATAGCTATTGTTTCATCATATTTTGCTGGATATAAAATTGGATGATCTAATCCCATATTCCCCGCAGCACAAAAAACTAAAACATTATTTTTAATAGCATATTTAATAGCAGAATATACATCTCTTGAGTTTTCTATTGATCCTAAAGACATAGTGATAATATCGCTGGCCATATCAACAGCCCAGACTATTGCTTTTGCAACAATATCGTTGTTACCATTACCTTCTGCGTCCAATGCTTTTATTGGTAATATTTTTGTGTCCGGAGCTACTCCGACTATTCCTTTTTTATTATTTGATGCGGCTACTATTCCGGCCACATGAGTACCATGACCATTGTCATCTTCTGGATAATTTGAATTATCTATAAAATTATAGCCTTGAATTAGATTATTTTTTATATCTTCATGATTAAGATCGCATCCAGTATCTATAACAGCAACTTTTATATTTTTACCAGTATATTGTGTCCAATTAGCATCTATATTAAATTTAACTATTTGCCAACCAAACATTTGGCAAGAACTAGTATTTAAACCATATATTTTTTCTTCTTTATATGGCAGTAATTTACAAAGATCTTTTTTATTTTTTTTTCTCATAGAATCTTAGAAGCTATTAAGCAACCTTTAGAAACAGCGTGTAAAGGATCGCTAGAATGACAAACCTCTTTTACAGCTAACGGAAAATTATTTTGTGTAAGTTTTTCCGTAAATTTTTCTATGTATCCTTTTGCTTGAGAAGTTCCTCCGGCTATAACAATTTTTAGAGGATTTTTAAATTTAGGCAATAATTTATGTCCTGTTAATGCAACAGACAGTTGTTTTGTTGTATAATCTATAAGTCTATCATAATAGGCCGAGACTGCCTCTAACACAGGATTTGCGTTCGGTTCACCAATTTTAAAATCCCCACCCTCCTTCTCTGCTTGAACAACACTGTCAGGCTCTCCGGTCGCTACAGCACTCATACGATCAATCCAGTCCCCAGATTTGGTGGTACTGAATGTAACTGTTGGTTCACCGTTCAACATTACACAAACATTCGTCATACCAGCGCCACAACTAATAGCGATACCAGTATAATCTTCATTCTCTAATTCAGCATAACAAAGAGCCTCTGCTTCATTGATTGATCTAGCATCATAACCACATTCTGCTAAAACTGTTTTTACAACATCCTCATGATATCCCACATCAAAATCTTCATCTTCTTGATCAACTGGTTGTGCTGGAACACAAAATACTAATTTTTCTCCTGCTTCTGATGCTGTTCCCGCAACTTCTTTTAGAATAAATGCTAGTATTCTTTTAGCATCTTTTTCTTTAGCAGAAACAACTCCTCTGTACATTGGCCTTTTTGCTGTGTCATTTCTTTCTACTGCTTTTTCTATTGCGTCTTTTCCTAGAATAATAAAAGATCCATCTGTATCCTTTATAAAAACTTTACCAGACAATCCTTTTTCTATCATTTTGGTGGCTACAGGTGTTGTTGGTTTAATTACATAAAAAGCATCTCTAAAATCTTTATATGCAATACCTCCATCAGTTTCGCTTGATAAAACAATAAAACTTGTACCAACATCTAAACCCTTTGCCATAATTTATCCTTTCATATTTTTTAGTTTATTTACTGCATCAGAAATATTTTCTTCTGATTTTTTAGTTGTTGATATTGTATCAAATTTTTTCTCAATACCTTTGGTGTCTATAGCAACAACATATTTCTTATCATCTATACTAATTCCAGCAACCTTCTTCTCCAAGGATTTACTACTATTATTCTTCATAGAATATGTTGACTCGCTAGACATATTTATAGTAAAAATTTTACCTAAAATATATCCAACAGTTAAACTTAATATATTAATATATATTAGTATATGATAGATTAAATTTTCTGTCATTGGTCATTATTTTTGAGGTTTTAGTATATACTTACTATAGTATACACTACAATCTTCGACTACATTAATATTCCAACTTTTGTAGTCCATAAAGTGACCAAATACAATATGGCAAGGATCTGAACACAGAGTAATTAAATTGCTTGGATCTAACTCTCTATCCGGATTAAGATGCACTGGTTCAATATGATGAACCTCTACGCTTTTTGACCTTCCGCAAGCCGCACATTTAGGATTTTGTTGTAGATGTTGTTTCCTAATCTTGGGCCATCTGCTAGATCTTGTAGCATATCTTATATTGAATATGCCAAACATTTATTTTAAATTATCTAAATATTTTGTTTTATTTTTATATCCTATAATTTTCTTTATCTGTTTACCTTTAGATATTATTCTTGTATCTGGAATAATTGATACATTATTTTCTATTTTTAGTTTTTGATTATTTTCGATGTCTATTATGCATATAATTTTATTTTCAATATTCATATTTTCTAAATCTTTTTTTAATATTTCACAATAAGAACATTTGTTTGAACTAAAAATTAGTAATATATCATGATCTATTTGTTTTTGAAGAACAACGGCTTCTTCCAGACTATTTACATATACTGGAGGATGCGCGTGTGTACTAGTTGATAAACAAAATAAGCATACAAAACCTAAAAAATATTTTCTCATAGTGATCCTATAACCCTTCCTTTGGTTGTACGATTAACAAATCCTTTTCTAACAAGATATGGCTCTATGCTATTTTCGATTGTTTCTATTGCTATGCCAGTGATGGATGAAATAGATTTTAATCCTAATGGGGATCCTTTAGACTTTTTAAGAACATCAATATACATTCTATCATAAATATCTAGTCCTAATTTGTCAATTCCTTGTACTTCAAAAATTTTATCTATGCTAGTTTCTGTTGGATTGCACAATTTATAGTTTTTGTACCATTGTAGTCTAGCATTTAAAATTCGTGGAGTTCCTTTGCTTCGTTTAGCAATTTCTAAAAGGTCTTGATCGTCTATGACTATTCCCAACTTATTAGCATTCAATCCTGCTAGTTTAGCTAGATCATTATCACTATAAAAAGATAAATGTTCTTTGATTTGAAAACGATCATAAAATGGTTGACTTAAACTACCACCGCTAGTTGTCGCTCCTACCAAAGTAAATGCTGGAATTTCAATTTCTTCTGGTTCTGTTTCTAGAACTATATTTACAATAAAATCTTCCATTACAGGATATAAAAATTCTTCTACAATTTTTGGCAATCTGTGGATTTCATCAATAAAAAGTACCGATCTTTTAGTCATTCTAAGTAGATATGGTAAAACGCTTTTAACACTTCTTAGATTTGCAGCATTAGCAGTATACAAATTCACATTTAATTCAGATGCAATAGCGCTTGCTATTGTTGTTTTTCCAAGACCGGGAGGGCCGTCGATTAAAACGTGAGGAAGTATTGTTTCTTCATCTTTAGCACCGGCTATAGATACTTTGAGCCTAGAAATAACATCTCCCTGTCCAATAATTTCATCAAAAGTTGTTGGTCTAATTTTATTTGACATTTAAACTGTACTCCAATTAGTCTGTTTCTGGTTTTTCTTCTTCTTTTTGATTATCTTTTATCCAAAATACAAAATCATTTGCTTCACTGTCGTATGCTGATTCTACCACACCTTTTTGTACAAGTCCAGCAACGATATTGCTGACCATTCTATCGTTAAGTTTATAAATGATATCAGCAAAAAGTTTATCGTTTAATACATATCTAATTTTTTTTGATTTTCGATTTTTTTCTTTTTTGATAATATCTTTTACTATTACAACAGATTCTTTATGAGATAGTATTTTATCGAATTCTTCTTGTTCATTTTCTTTAACATCGTCTATGAGAATGTCTAGATCGTCTTTATTTTGCCACACCCCAAAATTATTGTAGACTATTGCTCTTGCTTTATCTGTGAATTCATCTAAATTAGTTACTATATACCATTGATCATCCATAATTATTTTCTAGTTGAGAATATCAAATAGTCCTTTGTAATATTTTGGTTGATTGATAAAATGAACAGCATGAGATTGTAGGTGTGCTTTGTACGCTGAGTTTATAGGATCAGCAATCCAATATTTTGTTTTCCAAATAGGCTCATTAGCATAATTGGATCCCAAATACTGGAGTTTATCTTTGCCTCCAGTATTGGGATTCCAACTATTCACAGGAAACACTATCATCTTGTCTATGTCAAAATCTTTTTTAAAGATATCATTAATCATTTTGTTATCCATTCTGATAACGAAGAGTTTTGGTCTACATCAAACTTAAAATAAAACTTATATGGATCATACTGATCACCATAATCATTATTATAGTAGTCATCGTCGTATCCGTCATCTTCGTCATCGTATGGATCGTGCATCTTTTAACCTATACAGAATTGGTCGCCAAGTTGAGCAGCAAGGTCTTTGGCCGCACTACTCAGAAAGCGATTGTTGCTGAAATACAACGCTGTGGACGCTTGATTGAGGTACTCCACGACCGTTTTTAAAAGTTTGGTCTGCTGACCGCTCAGATTTAAACAATCGCCTCCGCGACACGCTGGTTGAACCATTTGAGGATCGCCATACACCTTTTCCTGCACACCATCATCCTCGTCATACTGATCATCATTATTGTTGTATGACTTGTTATGAGGATCATTTACTAGTGTGCTAAGAATCTGCTTCGCAACGTCCATTGGTACTGGCAGACCATTTTCATCAGCCTTCTTATAAGCCTTAGCATAACCCTTGTACCATTCGTCACTGCACTTAGCCGGATCAATAACAATGTTGGTTGTTTGACCAGTAAGAGCAGATTGCAAATCGGCCACATTAATTGGTTGACCAGTTGATCCTGGCAACATACTAGTGAAATAAGGAGCCTTCTTTTCCCAACCCTTACGCCACCAAGTATAAGGAACACGATAAATCTGATTGGCCTTGATCGCTCGCGGATCACCACCAAAGTAATTTACCAGTTTCTTTTGCAGACCATTCCAGTACGTCTTGTTCTTGCCAACAAGTTTTCGAGATTGGTCATCAAAAATCCAGTAGCACTGATAACCATTACGAGTATCAACTACCCAACTAGGCTTAACTGGAAAGTTATTAATCTTGTTAAGAAATCGTTTCTTGTGCTGCATCACAACACTAGGCTTAAAGTATTTACCCTCGCTGTCTCGACCAGCATCCATATCACAAAAGCAACAAGTAAACTGATCAATATGGAAAAGTTTACGACCACCATTTACATAAAAGTAAACATCAGAACCTTTGTTTTGATTAGCATCTAAAGCCTCGTCGAGACTATTAGTATGACTCATACTACTAATCTTTTTACGAGGATTGCCATTATAAACCAAAATATTATTTTGCTTGAAAGAATTCAGAAATTTTTGACGAGTATGAGCATATCCATTAGCATGAGCATTGTTATTCTTATCAAATGGATTGAAACCAAGACTATCATTAAACATTATCTTGCCT